AGAGACTCTTTATATATATACTCTCGAAAAACTAAGATAGTTGTAAAAAAAGATTGACAAGAATAATAATATAGTTATAGGTTAACCTATGCGAAAGAAGTTTACAACGGACTTTATAAGAATTTTTGAGGCTAGGGTTTTCTTATCCCTTCATAGACAGGCAGTTCCCTTTCGTAGGTACTCCGTTGTTATCACAGACTGCCTGTCGCCTCATACAGTTGGAGTACATAATGGATAAAATACTAGATGATTTAATAAAAATTAATATTAGGCTTAACGAAGGCTTTGCAAAAACAACAGAAATTTTAAACGAAAATATTAAAATAATTGATGAACTTAAAAAAGACGTTGATAAACTAAAGAAAACATACTAGGGAGCTGACCGAAGTATGACGTTATGCATCGAGGTTTTCTTATTCACGAATTGGATAGTAGTGTCCTCACCGCATAAAAGATAGTAGGAGGTTCCCTAGTAAACATAAGGAGTACTATGAAAATAACAAAAAAAGAAAGAGTTAAACGATGGCTTGAATCAGGTCGTAGCATTACATCAATGGAAGCATTTAGTATGTGGCAAGTAACTAGATTGGCTGGTGTAGTTCACGATTTAAAAAAAGATGGTTTAACTATTAGTAATTTGCAAAGTTCAAAAAACACAAACTATGCAATTTATAAAATAGTAACTGATGGAGAGTTACCATTTGTATAATAGTACACACCAGTATACTAAATAAAAAAACAGAGTATACACCAGTATACTAAACTAAAACGGAGCAAAATATGATTGATTACATGAATAAATTAATTGACAAGTTTATGAGGTTTGCAGAAATATATTTGATTGTATCAGGTACTGCATTAATAATAAGTTTTATTTATCAACTAATAACAAAGGGAGGCTAAACATGGCTTTTTTACAACTAAAAAAGAACTTTCATGCTAATAAATCTATTTTATTTAGATTGTTACAAGAACCAAAAACTGTAACACCTGAAGTAAATAGATTTAACAGTGAAGAGTTTAAAATAAAATGCAAACTAGAAGGTAATTCAAACTTTGATTGTGCGCCAGTAAATGGTAATACATACAGTTTGAGACCTGAACAAGAGTTTGATTTTGTTATGTCAACTGCACAATATAATAAAATCGCACATTACGCACAAAACGATTTAGTGCTATTTCAATATCAATTAACTGATGACCGAGTTACTTATCGTGCGAATAACGATGAGAACATGATTAACGTTATGATGGAGAGCAATGCAACGGTAGGGAGTTCTACTATGGGAACTAAAGAAAAAATGGAATACGGCTACGAGAGTGTCAAGCATAGGGATTCTAATCGTAGCGATGAAATCAAATGGGGAATGTGTATTAACAATGCAACAAAACTGACTATTGCTTTGCTTGAAAAAAATATGCTTGAAGGCAAAAATGACGAGATTCTAGGAAGTGTTGGTCAATTTACACATGATTTAATGCATTTAGCTCATGCTTTACCAAAGTGGCAAGAACACGCATTAAAAGAAAGAATGGAAGAGCTAGGAATCGAAAACGAAACAGAAGAAACTAAAGATACTGAAGAATTACCATTTTAATGGGAATAGTCAGGGAATAGTCAGGGAATAGTTATGGGTATAAAAAGAACAAAGTGGGACAAAGTATTTTCCGATGCAGTTAGGGAAAGAGACAAGTGGCGATGTCAGAGATGTCAAAAATATTACCCAGAGGGTAGACGTCAGGGATTGCATTGTTCCCACTTTTTTGGTCGTAGAAAATATTCAACTAGGTTTGATTTTGTAAACGCAGAAGCTCTATGTTACGGATGTCATCAGTATTTTACAAGTAATCCACAACACCACAGAGAGCATAAATTAAAAAAAATAGGTTCTAGGGAGTTTACTAAATTAGAAATACGTTCTAATACTAGAGCAAGTAAAAAAGACCTACTTTCAAAATTGCACTATGACTATTTAAAACAAAAGCTAGAGAAATATAAGGAGAACAACGATGGCGAAAGGGAGAATGTTAAATCGTAAAATTGCAACAGATGAAGGATTTAATCAATTAACTATCAGAACGCAATGGTTATACATGAGAATGTTGCCATTTATGGATGATTATGGACGACTTACAGGGAATTTATTTGAGTTAAAATATCAAATTATACCTAGCGTTGATATAAATTCAAGAAAAATAGAATTATGTTTACAAGAAATGATTAAATATAATCTTATTTATTTTAAAAAAGATACTGTAATACAATTTAGAGGGTTTAATAAGAATCAAAAAATAGGACACAAAAAAGCTACGTCCTTATATCCTGATATTACTGGAGATGTAGACATTGCTAATAATAGCTTATCATTGCTTAGCAAAGGTTCGAATAATATAATAAAAGATAATATAATAAAAAATAATATAAATAAACCTAATTCGTATAGGGCAAAGCCCAAAGATTTAGAAATGGTTATTAATTTCTTTAAAGAAAAAAAGATTCCTGATTATATTGATAACGCTACTAAATTTTATAATCATTATGAAGCTAGTGGGTGGATGCGTGGAAAAACCAAGATTAAGAATTGGAAAATGTGCATTAGCGCATGGGATTTTGAAAAATCTGAAACTAAAACAAAAACAGATAAAGACTTGTGGCGTAGAAATCCAAACGGATACATTGTTGGATATTGTGACAAGTGCGGTAAGTCAGGAATGGGCAACAATATTTACGATTTAAGAAATACTGCTTCGTGTTGTGGAGTCGAGTATGTGCCAACAAAACCTAGTAAATAAACCAAAGGAGTAACTAATGATAGCAATTAAAAAAACGCCATTACAGAGAGATATGGTCGAGATACATAGTAGACCTGAGCCAAGAGTATGGCATGATTATAAATATCATGCAGAAATTCGCTTTGAAACCTTAGAGAGTTTTTATTATACTTGTGGGGTAGGAAATACTATACCTGAGCTAGTAAAGGATATTATACACGAATTAAAAAAATATGAACATAGATTTCCAAAACTAGAATGTGTGTATTATTTACCTAACGATGAAAGTCATGATATAAAAAACAATATTGTAAAAATTATTAAAAATAGCTTTTGGTATGAAAATTGGGAATGTAAAAATACAGCAGAATTATAAAATCAGAATAAAACCTGTTATTAATTTTTTAAAAAAAACAAAAAATAAATCACAATCAATAACTTTTATTGATTATTATTGGGGAGGGTAAATGTTTGGAGCTTGTCCAAAAAAAGAAAATACAGTTTGTGCTTTTTGCACACATGAAGAAAGTGCTATTTTTTGTGGTATAGCAACTAGTCCAAATCAAATACCTTTTATAAAAAAATGCCCACTTGAATTAAAAAAGAAACGTGTAACTACATTAACTAATTGGCATATAAAATGAAAACATCTCAAGTAAAAATATCAGAACTAATACAAGCAGATTACAACCCAAGAAGTTTAACTCAAAAGCAATTTAATAGTATTAAGCAATCTATAGAAAAATTTGGTTTTGTTGAGCCAATTGTAGTTAATAAAAATAAAGACAGAAAAAATATTGTTGTTGGTGGGCACCAAAGGTTAAAAGTAGCTAGTTCTCTAGGTCATGATATTATCCCTGTTTTTTACGTTGATTTAGATTTAGATGATGAAAGAGAGTTAAATATACGATTAAACGCAAATGTTGGTGATTGGGATTGGGACAAAATAGCAAATGAGTGGACTTATTCTGAGTTGGAAGATTGGGGTTTAAAAATTCCTGTTACTGATTTTTCTAGTGAATTATTTGATGTAGACACTAGTCAAGTTGGTGAAACAGTTGGAGATAGCCAAGTTGTCCCTTCAGGAGCTGGTGCTCAATTTTCAATTCCAATGAGTGACGAGTCAAAAGAAAAAATTATTAGTGTTCTTAATTATATTAAAATAGAACAAGAAATCGAATCAAACGAAGAAGCATTATTATATATGTGTATAAAATTTAGAGAGGCAATAGATGAATAATCCGAGTTTTACTAGTTGGGACAAGTCAAATGGCTTATTGTATGACTATTCTAAAAACGAATATCCCACAAAATTATATGCATGGAATCAGGCACCTACTACTTTTAGTGGAGCTAGTAAATTAGATTCTGCTAAAAATATGCCTTTATCAGTTACTTATTATGGTTATGTGTTTGAAGGCGATACTCAACTATCGCTATCTAATAATAGTTATAATTTAAAAACTGGTATGTATTTTAGTTGTACGGAAAGATTTACTTTGTCAGGTGGAAGTGGAATTATTATAAAAAGAATAGGTGAAAAAGGTATGTTTGTTATTGGTGGGGCAATAGAAGAGAGAGGACGATTAAATTACATTGATGGATGTACAGACTCTTTATTAATTCCGCCGACATTAATGGGTAACGCCTGTTTAAATCATTTACATTTTCCAGCAGGGATTGACCAAACAATGCATACACATCCAAGTATGCGAGTTGGCATGGTTGCAAAAGGAAACGGTAATTGTATAACTCCATTTGGTGATGTTGAGTTATATACAGGGCAAATATTTATTATACATCAAGAAACAGGGAAAAAAAGTCAAGGTTTAAACAATAAAGACTATTTAGAAGGTAGTCATTGTTTCCAGACTTTTGACAGTACAATGGATGTTATAGCTTATCATCCTGATAGTGATTATGGGCCACAACATGAAGAGCACCCAATGATTAATATGACAATAGTAGATGGAATTAGTGCTAAAAATATTGATACGATTAAAAGTAAAGTTTATAATGACCAATAAATTAGTTGCTTTTTCAGGTGGAAAAGATTCAGTTGCTATATCACAATATTTAATTAATAAAAATATAAAACCTTTGCATTTGTGCGTGTTATGTAAAGGCCTTGAATATCCTTCGCATATTAAATATGTTGAAGATTATTGTAGTGCGTATAATGTAGATTTAAAAATAGTTTATTCTAAAGTTAATTTTGATTGGTTATTAAAAAACACAAAATACATATTCCCTTCGTCTAGTAAAATTAAATCAAGATTTTTTCAGATAAACCAACAAGACAATATTAAACGATATAGTGAAAATTATAATTTTGATGTAATTTATTTTGGTAGACGTTTAGCTGATGGTAATTCAATTAAAAGTGAATATTATAAATTAGCTAATAATAAAATTCAGTCATTTCCTTTAAGAAGTTGGAGCAATGATAAAACTAATGAATATATTAAAAACGTAGATTTATCGCCTATTTATGAGACTGAAAGAGGTAGAGTAAGAGGTACTCATCCTGTTAATATTGCAAATACATATTTTGATGATGGAATTAGCGAAGCTATGAAGTTTATTAAACTAATGGATAGCGATTTATATACAAAAGCAATCAAATTAGCTAAAAGGAAAAAAGAAAATGCCTAAATCGTTCCAAGAAAACAATGTTTACGAAGCAGGGCTAGAACGAATAAGAAGAATTTACGCTACTCATGACGATGTTGTTGTTTGGTTTAGTGGCGGAAAAGATAGCACAGCTCTATTATTTATGGTAAAAGAAGTCGCTAGGGAATTAGGTAAGTTGCCAGTTAAAACTGTACACATGGACGAAGAAGCAATTCATCCCCCAACAGTTAATTATGTGCAAAGAGTGTCAGAAGACCCTGAGTTAGATTTTGAATGGTATTGTTTAGAGGTAAAACATAGAAATGCTTGTTCAACTGAAGAACCATACTGGTATTGTTGGGATAGGAACAAGGAGTCCTTATGGACTCGGCCACTACCAAAAAAAGCAATTACAGAGCATAAAGATTTTATAAAAGGAATGTCGATACCTGATTTTTCGGCAAGAATGTATAAGGGACAGAATGTATGTCAATTAATGGGTATAAGAACTCAGGAATCATTAAGGCGATACAGAATTATTGCACAAAAAAAGGGAATACGAGACGCTTATGTAACAAACTCAAAAGTTAGAGTAGATTTACAAAACAAAACTCATGCTTATTATTTACGAATGACAGGATACCCAATTTATGATATGTCTAGTGTTGATGTATGGAAAGTAGTAAAGGAACATAATTTAGATTATAATAAAACTTATGATTTATTTAATAAGACAAAGTTGTTTAATAGTCTATTAATACAAAGAGTATGCCCTCCGTACGGTGAAGAACCATTAAGAGGGCTTTGGGTATATGCTGAATGTTTTCCTGAATTATGGCATAAAATGCTTTACAGGGTAAAAGGAGTCGCAACTGCATGGCGATATGCTAATACAGAATTATACAATCATAGTAAAAAACCTGATGCTATAACATGGAGAGAATATTTAAAAATATTAGTTGAAAATTATTCAGGTAAATATAATCACGATATTAAGTATCAAGTAAACATGGCAATGAAAGAACATTACAGTAAAACTACTGACAAGATACCTGAGCAAGAGCCTCATTTATTAACTGGATGTAGTTACAAATTCTTATGTAAAATGGTTGGTAAGGGAGATTTTAAAGGTCGCAAAAGACAGGGCATGATTGTAGAAAGCGACAGAGTATTAAAAAAACAGGGAATATCATTAAAAACTGCAAGGATAACACATGGCAAAAAATAAACAACCTATTAATGAAGTTAAATGGGTAAACAGAGATAAACTAAAACCTAATAATTATAATCCTAATTTTGTTGCACCACCTGAATTAAAATTACTTAAAATTTCTATATTAGAAGATGGGTGGACACAACCAATAGTCATAACTCCTAATTATGAAATTATTGATGGTTTTCATAGGTGGACAGTAAGCGATGATAAAAAATTAAGAGAGTTAACAGATGGGAAGGTTCCTGTAGTTATAACAAAACCAAGAGATAAAAAAAGTCAGCAAATGGCCACTATAAGACATAATCGTGCTAGAGGAACACACGCAGTTTTAAATATGTCAGATATTGTAAGTGAAATGGTTAAAGACGGAACAAGCATGGACGAGATAGGTAAGAGACTACAAATGGAAAAAGAAGAAGTTATACGATTAGCAAATAGAAACGGAATACCTAAAACAGATATAGTAGATACAGAATGGAGTGAAAGTTGGATTCCAGAGTAAAAGAAACATTAACATTAAAATGTGATTATTGTGATAAACAAGTAACTATATTAAATCGTGATGGCGATAAATGGCAATGTAGGGATTGTAAATATAAATCAGCAGATAAGCTAAAATGAAGATTGGCGTTTTCATGAATTGTTTAATCTTGGTTGTTATTCTTAGGGTAACTATTAAAACAAAACTGTCTGCTGGTTAACTTATAAAAACAAGATGATACAAGATGGCTAATTTAACAGGCAAGGGTGGATTTAAAGAAAACCCCAATAATATTAATAAAGAAGGTAGGCCAAAAGGAACTAATTCAATTCCTGATTTATTACGTAAAATTGGAGAAGAGCCAGTACCTCCTGAGTTAAGAGATGCATTGGGTAAAAAGTTCACCAATAATGAATTAACTGATATAAATATGCAAGAAGCTGTATTAAGAGCAACTTATATGTTTGCAATTAGTGGAAAACCATGGGCGGTACAATTTATTGCAGATAGGACAGAAGGTAAGCCTATTATGACTATGACTTTGGAGACACATGAGCCTGTTCAGTTAATAAAAACAGGTAATCCTATATTGGACGAAGATGTTTAAAATGTCTCCTGTAATGGAAGAGATTGCATCTCACCCCGCAAGGTTCAAAGTTGTAGTAGCTGGGCGTAGATTTGGTAAAACATATCTTAGTTTAATGTGGTTGTTAATGGGTTATTTAAGAGAAAACGAAAGACGCTGGATAATTTTACCTACATATAAACAAGGTAAATTAGTAGCCTTTCCTGTTTTAAAAAAATTGACTCAACAATCTCCAATAGTAAAAACGAATCAAACAGAATTAAAATTTACGATTAACGGATGTGAAATAGCGATAAAGGGAGCAGAGGATTCCTCTAAACTAAGAGGCAGTCATTTAGATAGGGTAGTATTGGACGAATATGCCTATATGAAACCAAGAGTATGGGAAGAGGTAATATATCCTATGATGACAACTAATCCAAACTCACAAGCTTTATTTATAGGAACTCCTGATGGATTTTCAAATGGGTTTTATGATTTATTTTTACGTGGACAAGGTCAGGATTCAGACTGGAAGAGTTGGCAGTTTAATACAGTAGATGGCGGTTGGGTATCTAAAGAAGAATTAGCTAGAGCTAAAAGAAACATGGATGAGCGGATATTTAAACAAGAATTTATGGCTTCTTTTGAGACTGCTCAAAATAGGGTAGCTTATAATTTTGATAGAATGAAACACATAGTAAGTGAAAAAGAAGTATCTGCAACTAAATTTGTTGGGATGGATTTCAATGTATCAAAAATGATGGCAGTATTATGTTGTGAGTATTCTGATGGGACAATACATTACTACGATGAAATATGTTTGCATAATAGCAATACAGAAGAAATGGCTAAGACATTAAAAGATTTACATCCTGATGTTGCAGTAATTTATCCTGACCCTGCTGGACACGCAAGAAGTACAACTAGTAATCGTTCAGACCATGTTATACTAAGGGAGCATGGATATTCAGTAAGGGCAAAAAGAAAACACCCATCTCATATTGACAGGATTAATGCTTTAAATAGGAAATTACTAGATGCTAATGGTAAAATCAGTATGACAATAAACCCCAAATGCAAAGAATTGATAAAAGATTTAGAACAATGTGTTAGGGATTTAAAGTCAGGGGGAATAGCAAAACAAGACCTAGAAAGAACTCACGCTTTAGATGCGTGTTCTTATTTAATTGAATATCGTTGGCCAGTAACTGTGTCAAGGGCATTCACTAAACAATGGTAGGTCTTATATGTTTAATTTTGGGCGAACAGTAAATCAAGTAGTAATACCTGAACTTTCTGAGCAGGTAATACTTAAAACAGTAACTGAAGCTGAAAGAGAGTTTCAAGAAAAAGAAAAAGCAGAACGAATGACTGCTCTGGATTTTTATTATAATCAAAACACCCATAAACACATAGAACAGTATTTTGATAGTGAGTCGTTAACGCAAATACCAACTTTCCCACAAAAAGTAGTTCCTAGATTTTCAAGAGCAAGAATGATGTTGTATAAGGAACCACCAAAAAGAATTATAAGCGGAGAAGAAAACGAGGACTATAAAGCATTAACTCATATGTTAGATAGTCAAACTAAACAATTTAGTGAGTTAGCTTGGTTGCTAGGTAGTTGTCATTTTAAAAGCAAATTTAATGAACGAAAACAAAGAATTGAATATGAAATTCTTCCGTTTGTAAAAGAATATTATTTGCAGGGTGATTCTGAGCCCTACGGTTATAGTTATGAAATAGATAAGGGTAACAATAAGGATAGGCAATTTGTATTTTGGTCTGAAGATAGAGATGGTATACAAGGGATGCATTTTAAATTTAATTCAAAAGGCTCTAGGTACTCTGTAGCTGGAAACGAAGACATGGTAAATCCTTATGGAGTTGCTCCAATTAGTAAAATAGCCTATGCTAGTAATTCGTACGATGTCGTTACTTCAGCTGTACATATTGGAATTGCAATGACAGAGATAGCGTTAAATGTTCGTTTTAAATTAGGGCAACCTGTATTTACTGGAATAGACGAAGGACAAAGTAAGATAAAATCAGGGATTGATAATGCTATAATATTGCCTGAAGGAGCTTCTTTTCAGTATGTTAGCCCATCAGGTAGTTTAACAGAAATGATTGAGAGTGTAAAAGCATTTGCTAATCAAACAGCAGAAAACAATCATTTAAGAATTAGATGGGGCGAATCAGGCGGTAATAGTCCAAGTGGTGAAGCATTAAGAATTTTAGAAATTGAAAACATGGAGTCTAGGGAAAGCGATATACCTTATTTTAAAGAATGGGAATCTACTAGATACGAAATAGATAGAACAATATTAGAAAAACATAATGTTATTAATCTGAGCGAAGATTACTCAGTTGATTTTGGCGAAATAACATATCCTATGTCGGTTGAGCAAGAGCTTAAAATGTTAGATTGGAAACTCTCAAACGGTATAATGACTAAAAAAGATTTGTTGTTATATTTTAATCCTGATATGAGCGAAGAAGAGTTAGCTCTTAAACTCGGAGAAGTACAAGAAGAAAAACAACAAGAAAAAGAAGCAAATCAACCTGAACAACCTGTATTTGGAGGTTTAAGAAATCTTGGCAAAACTGATTCATAATTATTTAGACAAATTAGAAATAACAAAACTTAAAATGTCAAAAGATGCTGATAAAATATTAGAAGCAATTAACATTGATGAGTTGCTTGCAAACCCTGAAAGCTATTTAAATTCATTAGGGAAAGCCTTTTTAGATGAACATGAAAAAGAAATTAAATCAGGTTTTGAACAAGGACAAAAATTTGCAGAAGAAATTCTAAAAAAATCATGAGAGTAACTTTTGACATAGCAAAGAAATTTGATTTAAAAAAAATAAAATTTGATTTTTCTAAACAAATTAATTTAATGGCTGACTCAATAGTAAAAGACCATAAAACAAGATTGCAATTTGGACAAGGGGTAAACGAAAAACCCATGGCTAGATTAAAAGGTTCTACTATTGCATCTAAAAGATTTAAAAACCTGCCTAAGCCAAGAGTCCCTTTGTATGGCAAGGGAGTGATGCTCAATGTATATGTTAAAAAAAGAGCTACAAGGTCAGTTCCTCAAGCAATCATAATTCCACCCCTTAAACGTAAAGAAGTGGCTAAATATCATCAATTTGGGACTACTGGGCCATATTCTATACGTCCAAAAAAAGAAAATGGTAAACTAGGTCCTATATTTACAAACAGGGGACAAATGACATTTAGAAAAGAAGTCTTGCATCCCGGTATTGCTAAAAGAGAATGGTTTGGCATAACAAAAAAACAAGAAAAAAGAGGTTTTCGTTTTATAAGT